ACGCTCACAACGCACGCGGCAAGAAAGAGCTTGTGCTGGGTGAAGGTGCGTTCGACGTTGCAGCTATAAAGAAAGCATTCGATGAGGACATCACCTTCTCGGACATCGGTATCTGTGGGACGTTTGGTATGCATCTGTCCATCGCAGAGTCAGGTGGGGAGAAAGACCAGCTGAGCGACCTCAAGATTCTTCAAGCATCCGGGTTGGAAGAAATCACCATGATGTGGGATGGGTCACCCAGTGCGATTATCAATGCCGTCAAGACGGGTCTGAAGCTGCGGTCGTTCAGGTTCAAAGTGAAGCTGGCAATCCTTCCGCTGGATAAAGACCCCAACGAAGTTGAAACCGAAGTAGTACGTGAGGCTTTCTTATCGGCAAGAGAGCTTACCCCACTCTATGCCGCAGCATTGATGTCAAAATTAACACTGTAGAAATTCAAACAAGGGACCCTCTTTAATGGCTACCATTACGCCTTTTGACACAACGGCACTTTCTCGGTCTACTCTCGCAACCTGCGTTGTAGATTGGCAGATACACGATGCTCCCGATCATATCGAAATTCTCCACACTGCCCATTCTATTCATGAAACGCAGGTCCCACTTCTGTGCTCTTCTTTTGTAGAGCTTGAGCATGAGGGTGGCAAGATTTGGAACTCTTTGTTTGTTCCAGTATCTCTGAACGGCAACGAGGGCTTCTCTGTAACTTGGTGGGGCAAGGATCGATTCGTCAGAGGGCAAATGCAAATCAAGTCCATCGGCGAGTCTGAATGGTACAACTTGGTTAAGTCCAAAGTCGCCAAAGACTACGGCGTCTGCAAGTACGTCGGTCGTTTTGTTCCTCTGAACACCAATCACAGTTTCATTAACGCCATCAAGTGCAATCAGAAATTGCCAATGATGGCCTTCGACACCGGTACCGTTCAAGATGTCATAACCAGCAAAACGGCTGTAGGCTTGGGCTCAGCTATGGCTAAAGCGCTGAAGAACATTGTGCCCGTTGAACACTTCTTGAAAGGTCTGACCGATAAAGGCTACGACCTCGATGTGGAGATGGAGGGTTCGTTAAGCATCTGGAAGACAGGCTCTTCTCAAGTCTCTGACATCATCGAAGGCGTCAAGCTCACCGGGCTTGCTGAGTCCGCTTCCGACAGGACCACTATCACAATCAAAGGCAGATCATCCACCAAAGCGCCACAGCCTGTGATCGATCGTGAGGCTGCATACGGTGGTGGTTGGGGTGGGTTCGCTTAACAGCGGGCGCCACACGAGCCCTGAGATGCGCTTGTACACTACAAGCGCAATACACAAACGAGAGCTTCCCTATGACCGAGCCAAAAGAAGACCCCGAACTCATTGCTATTCATCCAATTGAATCGAGCATGAGCGGGCGCAACTCCGTTTATAACTTCTGTGAAGAGCGCGGTCAGCAGGTGAGCTACGCCGTTTGCCTGCACACGATTCGCCGTATCGAACAGAACGATCTGCCTGCTGAAATCGCAGTCGAGTGCCAGCGTGCGTACTGCCACAACAACTGCATCGCCAAGAAGCACAAGGCTCAGGAAGTAGCAGCCGGTCACGCTCTGTTCTTCGTACCTCGCCCAACTCACATCACCGACCCGGTGAAAGAAGTGTCCGTCGCTCGCGATGGCGCAGTCAGTTCAGGCAAGCACGACATGAGCAACGACAGCTACCGTCGCGGGTGGGCAATCGGTGGTCGTGATGGCTACAGCGCTGATGACTCTTCTAATAGAGCGCGCAGCAAGCCAGCTCGCAAAGTTGAACCAGTCGTCAAGAAATCCGGTTTCGTTGAAGCGACAATGGCAGATGCCATCAACGAGATGATGAAAGAGCCTGCGAAGAAAGCAGCTCCTGTTCCAGCAGCAACGCCGACAGCAACTTCCAACTCACTTCGTCCCGAGCCAGGCGAAACAACCGCCGAGTTCATCAAGCGTCGGGCAGCAATGAAGGGTGCCAAATGAAATCCTCACAAATCATGGACTTGATCGATCAGATCGCAGCCACAAGCAGCAAGAACGACAAGCAGACCATTCTGACTACCGCTCTTCAAGACCCCGACTTCTTCAAGGTCGTCAACTACGCCCTGAACCCCTACCTCACCTTCGGTAAGCGCCCCGCTCGTCACTCAGGTGAAGCGGGTAGCGAAGACTTCACCGATAGCACCTTCGCAATCCTGGATGGTCTGGCCAAGCGTCAGTACACCGGCCGCATCGGTGACGAGTGCATCACCTCTTTGTACAACCGCTTGAACGCTCAGTCGGCAGAGTTGTTGTGGCGCGTCATCAACAAAGACCTGAAGGCAGGCTTCAGCGAAAGCAGCGTGAACAAGGTGTACAAGGGTGCGATCCCTGAAACCCCGTACATGCGTTGCTCGCTGCCGAAAGACGCGAAGATGGAAGAGTGGGCCTGGTCTACTGGCATTATCAGCCAGATCAAAGCAGACGGCATGTTCTTCAATGGCGACGTAGAGTCCGAAATCGTCACGCTGACCAGTCGTCAGGGTCAACCGTTCCCGGTTGAGGGCTTCGAAGAGGTAATGGATCAGCTGTCTTGGTTGCTGAGAGCCGGCATTATGTATCTGCCAGGTCACACCGTCGGCTCCCAAGTACACGGCGAGCTGACTGTGGTCGACACCAACGGCAAGACTCTTGCTCGTCAAGTCGGCAACGGTATGATCAACAAGCTGATTCAGGGCACACCTCTGCAACCGGGTCATCGTCTCGTCGCTGACATTTGGGACATCATCCCTATCGAGTGCGCCGTCAGCAAAGGCAAGTTCGAGGCTCACTACATCGATCGACTCCGGGTGATCAACAACGCCTTGAAGCAGTTGGTTCGCGAGTTCAACCCGGCTGTGAGTCTGATCGAGACCAAGATCGTGCGCAGCAATGAAGAGGCGCAGGCCCACTACAAGGATGCTCGCAAGCGCAAGCTGGAAGGCACCATCGTCAAGAAGCCCACCATGATCTGGCGTGATGGTACGTCCAAAGATCAGGTGAAGCTGAAGCAGGAAGTACCTGTCGAACTCGAAGTAGAAGGCTTCGAAGAAGGCAAGCCTGGCAGCAAGACTGAAGCCACCTTCGGTAGTCTGCGCTGCAAGACCTCTGACGGTCTGCTGAAGGTCAACGTGGGATCCGGCTTCAGTGACGCGCAGCGCCAAGAAATCAACGAGAACCGTGAAGACTGGGTTGGCGCAATCATCACGGTCAAGTCCAACGAAATCATGTACGCGGCTCGGGGCAAGAAGGTTCACAGTCTGTTCTTGCCGATCTTCATCGAGCGTCGTCTGGACAAGTCCACTGCTGATACCTTCGATGAAGTGATCAAGCAGTTCGACAACGCGGTGGAAGCATGAACAAGTACCACGTAGTCCTTCAGGGCAACTGCAAGAAGGATGGAATGAACTTCGTACTTCACCGGAATTCTCTTGAAGAGGCGAAAGAAGAAGCCTCAAAACGAGCGAATGACTACGCCTACTCGGTCATCAGTGTGACCTTCTGCGGGGTTACAAAATGAGGACGAACTTTCTGATTGAAATTCGTGACGACAATCACCTGTCACCTGAGAAGCGTTTCATCACGGTCTACGCCAACGACGAGGACGAAGCCCGAAACATGGGTGGCGTCGCAGCTGAGTCGATGTGCGAGGACTATCACAAGGCTCCGACCTTCTACGTCGATCAGGTGATACCTCTCGAATAACTGCCTTGCTGGGGACCGAGTGTCCCCAGTTCAGTTGCTTCATAATAAGCACTGATTCGAAAACAAATTAAACGTCCATTTAAACGGGTTCAAACTATGGATAAGCTCCAACGTATCTCTATCATTCGGGAGTCGATCACAAAGATCGCGCAAATCCTGTCTGATGGTAAGGTTCTTGTAACTCAGTCAGGCGTGAAAGCGTTCGTGAAGTATGACGAGCGCACCCACAACCCGACTCGTGTAAACATCCCGATGATCCCGGACGATGCCAGCGATGAGCTGATCGAATCGATTCAGGGCTTTTTGGATAGCGAAGTGTCCAAAGTGCTGTACGCAGACGGTAAATCCAACCTGCGTGCCAATCACGAGAACATGAGCGGCCTGTACAACCCTCTTGAATCCTTCTTTTGCGAGAAGGAAATGGTCAAGAACTTTCAGGGTTCGCGACACAACTTGGCGCACATGCACCAGACCTTCGTGGACAAGTTCATTGAGCCCAAGCTCAAAGAAGCCCTCGCGAACGGTGCTGAAGAGCAAGAGCTGTTCCAGGTCCTCGCGATCCCTGCATTACGTGCCTGGGGTGGTCAGCAGTTCTTCAAAGACTACATGGCTGACAAGTGGTCTCTGATCGCCGGCATTCAGTCTCAGCTCGATCCAATCGCCAAGAAAATGGGCAGCATGACCAAAGCGTCTGACTGCTACGACATGGCGAAGCAGATTCGCAATGTCGTGATGGGTGAACCGCCTGAAGGTGATGGCGACAATCCATACGGCGACCCGGGTGACAAAGGCAAGGGCGGCAAAGGTGGTGGTTCGGGTGCAGGTGGTGGCAAGTCTGGCAAGAAGGGCGCTGCACCTCCTTCTGCGAACAAAGGTGCCGGCGCTGGCAAACTCGACGAAGAGGGCGAGGAAGAAGAGGAAGAAGAGGAAGAAGGCGCAGGTGGTGCTGGTGGTGAAGAGGGCGAGGAAGAGCCTGAAGATGGTGCCGGTGATGAAGCTGAAGACGAAGGCGATGACGGTGCAGAAGATGCAGGCGAGAAGCCCGATCCTCGTCAAGATGATGCGAACGAAGGCGGTGACGGTCAGTCGAACCAATCTGCTCGTGACCTCGACAGCGAAGACAGCGAGTCCGCACAGTCCGAATACGGCGGTGCCAACTTCCTGAAAGACTTCGACTGGGACAAGGTTCAAGACGTAGGTACCGAGTTCGGTCAGTACGTCACCGATCTGTGCTCGACCGAGATGAACGACGAGGAATATACCGTCTACACTCGTGAGTGGGATCAGCTCGAAGCTCCGAAAATCCCTTCGTCATACAGCGTCAAGTGGGCCGAGAAGATCGAAGACGATATCTCTGGCATGATCGGCCCGGTTGCACGTCAACTGGAGCGAGCGTTCGCAGCCCGCAACAAGTCCCTGACTCAGCAAGGTCTGCGCAAGGGCAAGTTGTCTTCGAACAACCTGTATCGTCTGGTGGCCGGCGACGACCATATCTACAAAAAGAAAATCGAGCACAAGACCCGGGACATCGCAGTCAGCCTGGTGATCGACTGCTCGGGTTCGATGGGTGGATCCAAGATGCACACCGCGATGTGCTCTGCCTGGGTTCTCGCAGACGTACTCGGTCGACTGGGTGTCGATTGCGAAATCATGGGCTTCACTACCGGCGATCTCAGTGGACCTCGCAGTCGTGAGCTGTATGACGAAATGTGCGAAGCGTCCCGTCGGGGTCAAGAGTTCGACCGCTGTGAACCGCTCCGTCTGCCGATGTTCAAGACGTTCCAGGAGAAGTTCTCCAACATCGTCAAAGCTCGCATGGCCAGCTATGCACACGTCCAGTCCTCTATGGCTTCCAACATCGACGGCGAGTCGGTGCAATATGCCTACGAGTCTCTGGTGCGTCACAGCCGGAAAGGTAAAGGCAAAGGCAAGATGATGATCGTGTTCAGCGACGGTCAACCAGCAGGCGGTGTAGATGGGCGCAAGCTGAACGCCCACTTGAAGCGTGTGGTAGAGCGCATCGAGAAAGAAGGTACGAACATCGTCGGCGTCGGCATCATGTCGAACAGCGTAAGCGCGTTCTATCGCAAGAACGTCAAGCTGGATAACGTCAAAGAGCTGCCGGGCATCGTCCTCAAGCAGCTTCGGGATGCGCTGCTCGCCAGCTAACGCCCATTGAAGCCCCTGCTGTGAGTGTAGAAAATGACACTCACAGCAGCGCAGTTAAACGAAACACTCAAACTTAAACAGCACGAGGAATGACCAGTGAGCACCGACAAAATCAAATGCGAAGTATGCGGCGAAGAAGTCCACAGCATTGCGAACCACTTGAAGACCGCACACGGCGATGATTCGTCGAAGCCAATGACTCTCGAAGCCTATGTCAGCAACTTCTCGAAGGACGGCAAAAGCCCTGAGCTGCTGTCTCAAACCGCGAAAGACAAAATGGCCGAGATGAAAGCCAAGCGCGAAGTGGAAGAGGCCAAGACTGCATCGGCCAATCCTGCTGCTGGTAGCAAGCCTACTGCAAGCGGTGACCCAGACGTCGAGAAGGTTTTCTTCCACGAAGTCTTCCAGTTCCCGAAAAGCACGAAGGCGGCGTTCACCAAAGCGGGCGCGGGTATTCCTTGCACTGCTGACGCCCGTCGTGGGGCCGTCGACGATCACATGGTCCCAGCCTGGTCCGACAACTACATCCTGAACCCCGATCTGACCAAGACCGTGATGATGGCTCTCGAACTGCGCACCCCGATCTTCCTGTACGGCCACTCCGGTGTGGGCAAGTCGTCCATCTTCAAGCAGATGTGCGCCGGTTTGAATCGTCGTCTGTTCCGCTTCCAGCACACCATCGACACCGAAGAGTCGCACATCGTCGGTCAGTGGATCGTGAAGCCTCACATTAACCCCGACGGCAGCGCTGTATCTGTGACCGAGTTCGAGCTGGGTCCATTGCCTACTGCGATGCTCAACGGCTGGACTTACCTGGCTGACGAAATCGACCGCTCCAGCCCGACCGTACTGTCGGCCTATCAAGCGATCCTCGAAGGCGAACCGCTGATCATCAAGAACGCCCCAGCTCATCTGCGGGTCATCAAGCCGCACAAGCTGTTTGCGTTCGCTGCAACTGGTAACACCAACGGTACCGGTGATCAGTCCGGTCTGTATCAAGCGACTGTGACTCAAGACGCCGCAACCATCGAGCGCTTCGGTGTTGTAGCGATGGTGGACTACCCACCCGAGAAGCAAGAAGTGGCGATGATCGCTCAGGCTACCGGTCTGAACGAAGCCGATGCCAAGAAGATTCGCCAGTTCGCTGACGAAATTCGCAACAAGGCTTTCCCGAACATCGTTTCGCTGACCATCGGGCCTCGTGTAGCGATCAACATCGCTCGCATCGGCATGATGAAGGCTGACTTCGTAGAAGGCGCGATGTACGCCTACTGCAACCGTCTGCCTGAAGCAGAGAAAGAAGCTGCAATCGGTATCGCGAAGCGCGTCCTCGCGTAACTCCGGTGTAGTCTGAAAAGCAGGTCCATTGTGACCTGCTTTTTTGTCATCCAAGAAAAGGAGATGGTTGATGTACGACAAGCCAGGTTGCTTTGGCAATGCCATCACGTACAACGTCAAGTCATCCGTATGCCAAGAGTGTGAAGAAGCCTCAGCGTGCCGAGTAGCAGCTCGCCAGCGCATCGAGGAGCTAAGACCTATGGTGAGCGTTGATTCCATTCTCAGAATGGCCCACACGAAGCCTCAGAAGCTCTCAGATAGATTGCCTGAGAGCGCCCATTCGTTACTTGCTAAGATGAACTCGCGACAGCGCAGAGCTGTTGGCGTGCTCATGAGTTTGAGCACCCCAACTCCATCAATCTTTGTGAACGCACTGATGAGTGTCTTTGAGGCTTGGACCAAAACAGAAGCCGTATTGATTGCGAAAGAGACAATCAGCTTGCTGGTAAACAATCGTCTGGCTGATATCGAAGACGGAAGAATTTTATTGAGGTTCTAAGAATGAATAATCTGATCGGAGCGAAGACCCATTTTTCGCTTGGAGAATCGATCTACGACCCGGAAGCTCTGATCAAAAAAGCAGAGCTTGCCGGGTACGATGGCATCGTGGTTACGGACGTAGAGTCCATCGATGCCATGCCCATCATGATCAGTAAAGCAAAGTCGATCCGTGTTGGCCTGGGAGTCCAAGTCGCAGTAGTGGAAGACTTGTCCTGGGTAGCTGCGAAGCGTGGTGAGCCCAAGAAGAAACCCAACCCGGCATTCATCACGACCTTGTTCGTCAAGAACGATGAGGGTTTTCAGGACTTGTGCGAGCTGCTGACCCAGGCCCAGTCGGAAGATCACTACTGCGGTAAGCCCGCACGGATGCAGATCAATCCAACCGAGCTGATCAACTACGTCAAGCGGGGCAACCTGACAATGACGCTGGGAAGCAGTCAGAGCGTGCATATGCTGCGCAACTGTGACGCTCTGATAGAGCGCTTCTTGACAGAGTTGGACGCTTGCAGCGTGCTTGCAGAGCTTGTGCCAGTAGACAGCGCTTTCTACTCTGCGCACAACGTTCAAGTAATGAACGCGCTGAACAAGCATGCGTATCTGCTGCCGATCCTCACTCGCCCAACGCTCAATCAGAAAGACGAGGTGAAGTTC